GAGCGAAATAGTAAAAACGCTCACATTTGGCGATGACGCTAAAAAACAAATAATACAGGGTGTTGAAAAATTAGCAAGCGCAGTTAAAAGCACATTAGGTGCTTCAGGTAAATGCGTAATATACGAAGATGCCCTAGGTAGACCGGTGATAACAAAAGACGGAGTAACCGTTGCGGAAAGCGTAGTCTTATTACATCCGGTTGAAAACATAGGAGCAACCTTAATAAAAGAAGCTGCTAGCAACACAGTTAAAGAAGCAGGAGATGGAACAACAACATCTACCGTATTAGCCGATTCATTATTAAAAATTGCAAACAAATACTTAGATGAAGAAAAAGTTAGAGAACTTAAAGCAGGCATTATTAGTGGCGCTGACAAAGTTAAAATATATCTTGATAAGTCCAGTACTCCGGTTGAGGGCGAAATGCTTAAAAATGTTGCTATTATTAGCTGCAACAACGACGAAGAGCTTGGAACCAAAATTGGACAAGCTTACGAAAAAGTTGGAAAAAATGGCGTCGTATTAATGGAGGAGTCTGATACAAATGAAACTTACGTGGAGTTTGTTGATGGCGTACAATTTGACAGCGGTTTAAAATCCGCTCACTTAGCAACAGATAAAAACAAAGGAACAGCTGTTTTAGAAGATCCTTATGTACTTATTGTTTCTTCACCAATACCAAATATAAGAAGAATACAGAACATTCTTGAATTTGTTATTAAAAATAAGAGTAGCTTACTGATAGTAGCCGATGTTGAACAACAGCCTTATGCTACGTTATTAGCTAATAAAGTAAAAGGTAATATTAAAGTCAACATTGTTGACCTACCCGGATTTGGCCCAACCAAACAGCAAACGTTAGAAGATCTAGCAATGCTAACAGGAGCAAAGATCATAAACGAGGAGTTAGGGGACGATTTAGACTTAATAGACCCTAATGTATTAGGGAAGGCGTTTAAAGCTGTTACAGACGATAAAAACACTGTTCTGCAAGTACAAGAAGCCACAGAAGATGTTGCTTTAAGAATAATGGAAGTTGAAAAGCAAATAAACGAAGAAACTAATCCATTCTTTAAAAAGAAACTAGAGCAAAGATTGTCGATGCTAACCGGTCAAGTCGGAATAGTTTATGTAGGAGCAGATTCAAAGGTAGAGCTTAAAGAAAAGAAAGACAGAGTTGAAGATGCCATATATGCGACAAAAGCAGCTTATAAAGAAGGTATTGTAGCAGGAGGCGGTGTAACGCTATTAAATGCTGCAAACAAAATAAAACCTGCTAACAAAGGGGAAGAAGCTTTACTAGAAGCAATAAAAGCTCCATACCATACTATCTTAGATAACGCAGGCATACCTATCACGTATGCTAAAGCTAAAAATAGAGGTATTGATGTTAACACTGGAAAAGAGGTTAATATGATTTCAGCAGGAATAATAGACCCGGTATTAGTTACAAAGTCTGCGTTAAAAAACGCTGTTAGTGTTGTTACAACAATAATTTCAGCTGATTGTGTAATTAGTAATAAAAGATTAGCATAATGAAAGCAATAAATCATTTCGTTATAGTTGATAAAATAAAAGAGGCGCCGAAGAAAGTAGGCGGCCTTGAACTTACTGAAAAGCAAAATAAAGACGTACGTTACATAAAAGGTAAAGTAATTAGTGTTGGGGATCAAGTTAGTGAGCTTGTATCAAAAGATGATATAATTAGGTACGACAAGCATGCAGGACACGGGATCGAATGGAACGATAATTTATATTATGTACTAAAAATAACAGATATAGTACTTATAGAATGAGACTAAGTCCCAAAGACCTCCAAACCATGAACCTATTAAAGTATTACAGGCTTATCAGAAGGTGGGCCTGTAAGACTTATAATTTGAAAGACGCTGATCTTGAGTTGTTGATATACTTAGATTGCAAAAAGCTTTTTACACGTAATGATTTTATTAATGGCGTGTACACATATAGCTGGGATAAAAACAGATGGGAGCGGTTGCGTAGAGAAGGTTGGATTGATGTATTTAAAGAACGTAATAGAACAACTTCAAAATACGCTGCATATAAAACGTCAAGCAAGTGTAAACTACTTATTAAAAGAATATACAGAATAATGTTGGCAGAAGAAGATTTACCAACATCTGAAAGAAGTGCGTTTTATAAAAACAAAACATATACTGATAAAGTTTTTAACAAAGCTATTGACGATATGATAAACGATAAAGAAAGATAATATGGGACCAAAAGGAATAGGGCCAAACAAACTTGGCGCAGTAAAAACACCAGCTAAAATATTAGGAGCAATAGCTGGAGCAGTGGCACCGGCATTAATTAAAGGCGCTGCAGGAGCATTAGCTGGAAAGTTAATGGGCGGCAAAAAAGAATAATGGCATTTAAACTAAAGTCTAAAGGAGAAGTATTTGGCATCAACGAAGAGCTATCTGAGTTTGGTAGACCGGTGTTTGAAAAAAACCTAGGCAAAGATGTCATAGCTGAAGCAAACAGAGATGGGACTACTTTCGTAGATAAAAACGCATCGGTAAAAGAAAAGAAAGACGCTATCGAGCATGAGAACGTACATCACGATCAAATGATGCAAAACAGGCTGCAATACAATAACGAAGAGGTTATTTGGAAAAGAGACACGAGATCGCCAGCGAGAAAATATGAAAGAGTCGGCGGAGCGTTGTTTAGCGCTGGGCAAAAACTAGAAGAAGGCCATTCTGATTTTGAGTGGGAAAAAGAAGCTTATAAAAAATAAATAAATGAAAGCAACGCCTATTACACAAAAATGCAAAAGCTCTCCTATGAAGATGAATATGGCTTTAATAGAAGGCAATTCTGTTGTTCACGATAAATTCGAAGATTCAATTGGAGGAATGGTTAGTAGTGCATTAGACAAAGATAAAGCTAAGCAGCAAGAAGTTGCCCCAGAAAAAAAAGCAACTCCAGAGCCTACAAAAGTGGACTATAAAAAAGAATTTAAAAAAATGAGGGAAGATTTAGCTACAAAAGATTTTAGCATAAGTGTTCCTGACATGTCAACAGGAATAAAAAACCTATCCGGATTTTAAAAAAAAACTAACAAAATGAATAAACCAATCACATCAAGAGTACAACACGCCACTGATAAAGGTATGGTACGCCAGCCATTATTAAACATGGGCTCACCTGTTAAGCAGAAAGTTAAACTAGAAAACAAAGCCAAAGAAGTAAACGAGTCTGTTAGAGGAATGGAAGATGGCAAAGTCGGAGTGAGAAACACTTCAACTAGAGTAGAGCCGGATAAACTTGTAAAGGGTAAAGAAATAATGAAAACCGTTAACACAGATACTTATGACGGTTCTGGCGGATACGCTTCTGACAAAGATTGGAATGCGTTCTTAAAAACGCCTAAAGGAAAAGCATATTTAGAGAAAAACACTAAGCAGGTTGGGACAGGAACGTTTGCGCCTGATACTTATACTCCTGGAAAAACATCAACAGTATCTAGTTTTGGTGAATACAAAACGGCACTTTCAGGGGATGCTAAGAAGCCTTGGCACAGACGCCAGGATATGCGAAGCACTAAGTTGTCTACAAGAGGTGTTATAAAAACCCAAGATAAAATTGATAAGCTCAATAGAAAAAAGAACAAACTGGTAGCAAAGTATGACACTGATAAGAATGGTGAATTAGATAATAAGGAAAAATCTAAAGTTAAATCAAAAGGCTTCTTAGGTATTGGTAACGACGCTAGATCACTATCCAGAACAGAAAACAGAATAAAAGCTTATGGAGGACAATTAAAAGGAGCACAAGGGAGCCAAAACGCGTCTGTAAAACAGCAAGAGCAATCTGTTCGATATGGTAATAAAATAAACTTAGGAGAAAGAGATGCTCGTTTAAGTGATATCGGACCAGCTGGAGGCGACAAACAAACGGAAATTTTAAGCAACGCTAAAATGAAGCGTAGCCCGTACAAGATGATGCCTAAGAGTCCAATTATGAAATCATTTAAAAAGTAAACTATGGCTTATGTTCAAAACTCCCCGTTTAAAAAAAGCGGGGCCTGGGCCAGAAAAGAAGGTCAGTCGGAAACAGGCGGGCTCAACCAAAAAGGCGTTGATGCTTACAGGAGAGAAAATCCAGGTTCTAAATTAAAGACAGCCGTTACAACTGATCCTTCTAAATTAAAGAAGGGCAGTAAAGCTGCTAATCGTAGAAAATCATTTTGCGCTAGAATGAGCGGAGTGAAGGGTCCAATGAAGAAACCAAACGGAGAGCCAACAAGAAAGGCTTTAGCGTTAAGAAAATGGAATTGCTAATGGAGATAAAAGGATTAGGGGATACTATAGAGAAATTTACAACAGCAACTGGAATAAAAAAGTTAGCCGATAAAATCCCTGGCGGCTGCGGTTGCAATAAAAGAAAAGAGAAGTTAAATAAATTATTTCCTTATAAGTAATGAAAAAAATTTGGTCATGGCTTACAGGTTCTGTCATAAAAGAAATTGGCGGTATCTTAGATAACTTAACAACAACCAAGGAAGAAAAGCTTGAGGCACAAAGATTAATTACTGAAATATTAGAAAAAGCAGATAAAGAAGCTCAGGAGCAGGTTACTGCCAGGTGGAATGCAGATATGCAATCCGATTCTTTTTTATCGAAAAATATACGCCCAATGGTACTTATATACTTAACGTTTATATTTACTGTTTGTGCGTTCTTTGATGGAAACGTTGGAGAATTTAAAATAGCAGAAGAGTATATCCCAATATTCCAAACTCTTCTTGTTACAGTTTACGGAGCGTACTTTGTCGGTAGGACGTGGGAAAAAGGAAAATCGATAATAAACAATAAAAACAATTAAATTAAATCAAATGAGTAAAGTAAAAGAATTAGTATCGAAGGTTGAAAGTGGTGAATTATCTAACTTGCAAGAGCTTGTTAAAGTTATGAACCAAACACAATTACAAATTGGTGGATTAGAGGCTCAAAAGCACGACTATTTGCATGAGCTAGTAAACATCAAAAACAAATTAAATGAATTCCAAAAGACCCTGGAGGATAAATACGGTAATGTATCTGTAGACATTCAAACAGGGGAAATAAAATCCAATGAGTCTACTACGGAAGATTAGTATTGGAAGGGACTATAAAAATGACGCCATGCACTACGCTGTTGGACAGGGAGTGTATGGTGGTCATACTATAGTTAACATTATAGAGGAAGAAGAAAAGTACTCTATCTATATACAAAAGGGTAACGACATTATACCGTGGAAAGATTTTAATAAGAATATGGCAATAGCTATAGAATATAATATAGACTATTAATGAAAGGGATTTTTGAGTTTGTTGTAAAACCAAAAAGCGAAAGATATAACAATACAAAGACCTTAGGCGATAGCGAACTTATATTAAATACAGAAATGCAAAACCACAATTTTGTATCTCGTATTGGCATAGTCTTAGCTGTCCCCAGCGTAAATGATACTAGTGTTAAGGTTGGTGATGAGGTAATATTGCACCATAATGTTTTTAGAAGATTCAGAGACATACGTGGGGTTGAAAAAAACAGCAAGAGTTATTATAAAGATGATATGTTCTTTGTTGCTGTTGATCAGATTTTCGCTTATAAAGAAGACGGAGAATGGGTGCCTTTAAAAGGTTTTAACTTTATTAAACCTATAAAGGAGAGTAGAATGTTTTCTATAGATTTTGAAAGGCCGCTAATGGGCATACTTAAATATAAAGATGCTAGTCTAAAAGTTATGACCAAAGGAGACTTAGTAGGCTTTAAGCCAGGAGCTGAATATGAATTTTTAATAGATGAAGAAAAATTATATCGTGTTCCTACAAATTTAATTACAATCAAATATGAATATCAAGGAAACGAAGAAGAATATAATCCTAGCTGGGCACAAAGCAGTTGAAGAATTAATTAAAGTAGCAAAAGAAGCTATTGTCGATTCAGATGACGATATATCTGCAGACAGATTAAAAAACGCAGCAGCAACAAAAAAGCTAGCAATATTCGATGCTTTTGAGATATTAAATAGAATTCAAGACGAGGAGAATCTTTTAGAGAATAAACCAAAAGAGGAAATAGAAAAAAAGGCTTTTAGTGGATTTGCTGAAAAAAGATCTAGATAATGTACGAGCAGAATTTATATAGGGTAGAAACGCCTATTAAGCAAAATACAATAACTAGGTTAAACAAATCTAAGAGTTGGAAGTATGGCTACAATAAAGAGCATGACATTGTAGTGATTAGTAAGACCGGAATGATCGGTGAAATATATAACATACAAAATTTTAAGATAGCTTTACCCAAAGCTCCCTCTAAAATTGATAAGTCGGAAAGTAAATGGGTTGCAAGTGATTACCCTAAAGAGCTCAAAGGTATACAAAGTGTTTTTGACTGGCGAGATTACCCGGACGACTTTAAAGAAAAATGGGAACCATATATAGATGAACAATTCAAACGAAGAGACGAAGGCCATTGGTTCAATAATAAGGGCATGGCTACTTACATTACTGGCACTCACTTTATGTACCTGCAGTGGTCCAAGATTGATGTTGGGAAACCAGATTTTAGAGAAGCAAACAGATTATTCTTCATATTCTGGGAGGCTTGTAAGGCCGACTCACGAGCTTATGGAATGTGCTACCTTAAGAACCGTCGTTCAGGATTTTCATTTATGTCTTCAGCAGAGACCGTTAACTTGGCAACAATTACGTCAGATGCACGGTACGGTATCTTGTCTAAGTCTGGAGCGGATGCTAAGAAAATGTTCACAGACAAGGTTGTACCAATATCCGTCAACTACCCGTTCTTTTTCAAACC